AGAATGTGTAAACATAGGAACTCTAGCTAAAGACGCAAGGGTTGGGATTTTATCCAAGACGGGATCAGATGCTAAAAAAATGTTTACTGATAAGGTTGTTCCGATTGCAAATAGACTTCCTTTCTTTTTTAAACCCATACAAGATGGTATGGACAAGCCTAAAACAGAATTAGCATACAGAGTTCCTGCTTCTAAGATTACTAAAAAAAATATGTATCTAACTGAAGATCAAGAACTTGAAGGATTAGACACAACTATTGACTGGAAAAATACTGGAGACAACAGTTATGATGGAGAAAAACTTCAATTGCTTTTGCATGACGAAAGCGGTAAATGGGAGCGTCCTGATAATATTTTAAATAACTGGAGAGTTACAAAAACGTGTTTACGTTTAGGTAGTAAGGTTATAGGTAAATGCATGATGGGTTCAACCTCCAATGCATTAGATAAAGGTGGGGCTAATTTTAAAAAATTATATAACGATTCAGACTGTACTAAAAGAAATTCAAATGGTCAAACTAAAAGCGGATTATATTCACTTTTTATTCCTATGGAGTGGAACATGGAAGGTTTTATTGATATATATGGGATGCCAGTTTTTAGATCTCCTGCAAAACCTATTTTGGGGATAGACAATGAATTTATATCTCAAGGCGCTATTGATTATTGGGAAAATGAAGTAGATTCTTTAAAACAAGATCCTGATGCTTTAAATGAATTTTACAGACAATTTCCTCGATCAGAATCTCATGCTTTTAGAGATGAAAGCAAGCAATCTATATTTAATCTTACTAAGATATATCAACAAATTGATTACAATGATTCTTTAATTACTGATAGATATGTAACGCAAGGATCTTTTTCTTGGGAGAATGGAATTATAGATAGTAGAGTAATTTGGACGCCTAATAAAAGAGGAAGATTTTTTGTAACTTGGTTACCAGAAAAAGCGTTGCAAAACAATGTTATAAATAGGAATGATAGAAAATATCCAGGCAATGAACACTTAGGTACATTTGGATGTGATTCTTATGATATATCAGGAGTAGTTGTTGGTAAGGGATCTAATGGCTCTTTGCATGGGTTAACAAAGTTTAATATGGATAATGCTCCCAGTAACGAATTTTTCTTAGAATACATAGCTCGTCCTCAAACAGCTGAATTGTTTTTTGAAGATGTTTTAATGGCAATAGTATTCTATGGTATGCCAATATTGTGTGAAAATAATAAGCCTCGTTTATTATATCATTTAAAAAATAGAGGGTATCGTGGGTTTAGTGTTAATAGGCCTGATAAGGTTTTTAATAAATTATCAAAAACCGAAAAAGAATTAGGAGGTATCCCTAACTCAAGTGAAGATGTAAAACAATCACACGCTTCTGCTATAGAATCGTATATAGAAAAACACGTGGGATTAGATATGGAAGGATCATATAGAGATCAAAATGATATGGGTATAATGCATTTTCATAGAACGTTAGAAGATTGGGCAAAGTTTGATATTAATAATCGAACTAAGTTTGATGCTTCTATAAGTTCAGGGTTAGCAATAATGGCTAATCAAAAACACCTATATACTCCTACTAAAGAAAAATCGAAAATAAGCATTAACTTTGCAAGATATAATAATACAGCCTCGGTTAGTCAATTACTTAATAAATGAAAGATGTAAATATAAAAGTTAACTCTGCTGCTTTTCCTGATCAATTTGCATCAGACTCCGTTAAAGATACAATGGAATTTGGACTTCAAGTAGGTCAAGCAATTCAGTACGAGTGGTTTAGAAAAGATAGTGGTTCGTGTAGGTTTTATAATCAATGGGCGGATTTTAATAGATTAAGGTTATATGCAAGAGGTGAGCAATCTATTGCTAAATATAAAAATGAAATATCAGTAGATGGTGATTTAAGCCATTTAAATTTAGACTGGACTCCAGTTCCAATTATTCCAAAATTTGTGGATATAGTTGTTAATGGTATGTCTGATAGATTATTTAAAGTTAAAACGTATGCGCAAGACGCAATGTCAGCAGAAAAAAGAAATATCTTTCAAGATATGGTTCAAGCTGATATGGTAGCTGCACCTGTTTTACAAGAGTTAGAAAAACAATTTGGAATCCCTGTTTTTTCGGTAGCCGAAGAAGATCTTCCAGGGAGCGATGAAGAGTTAGAGTTATATATGCAAATGAAGTTTAAGCCAGCTGTTGAGATCGCTCAAGAAGTTGGTATTAATACTTTGTTAGATGAAAATCATTATCAAGATATTCGAAAAAGAGTTGATTACGATCAAACTGTTTTAGGTATTGGTATATGTAAGCATATGTTTTTACCAGGCTCAGGTGTTCAAATTGATTATGTTGATCCAGCAAATGTTGTTTATAGTTACACTGAAGATCCTTATTTTAAAGATAATTTTTATTGGGGAGAAATTAAAACTGTTCCAATTGGAGAATTAATTAAAATAGATCCAGAATTATCTCTTGGAGATTTAGATGAAATATCTAAATATAGTCAATCATGGTATCAATATTATAATGACGCGCAAGCTTACAACAACAGTATGTTTCATAGAGACACAGCTACTTTGTTGTATTTTAATTATAAATCTACACATACTTTTGTTTACAAAAAGAAAAGAATGGCTGATGGAACATTTAAAACTGTAGAAAAAACAGATGAATTTAATCCTCCTCAAGAAATGATGGATGAAGGTGGCTTTGAAAAAGTTACTAAAAGAATTGATGTTTGGTATGATGGTGTAATGGTTATGGGTACTAATATTATGCTTCAATGGAAATTGAGTGAAAATATGGTTAGACCAAAATCAGCAAATCAATATGCAAGACCTAATTATATAGCTTGCGCTCCAAGAATGTATAAAGGAGCTGTTGAATCTTTAGTTCGTAGAATGATTCCGTTTGCGGATTTAATTCAAATGACGCACTTAAAAATTCAACAAGTTGTTTCTCGTGTAGTTCCTGATGGTGTTTTTATTGATGCTGATGGATTAAATGAGGTTGACTTAGGTACTGGAGCTGCATACAATCCAGAGGATGCTTTGCGATTATACTTTCAAACAGGTAGTGTTATTGGTAGAAGTTATACTCAGGATGGTGAATATAATAATGCAAAAGTTCCAATCACTCAACTAACCGCTTCAAGTGGATCAGGTAAAATGCAAATGCTTATTGCTAATTATAATCATTATTTAGATATGATTAGATCAGTAACAGGGCTGAATGAAGCTCGTGATGGTTCAAGTCCTGATCCTAACTCTTTAGTTGGTGTTAATAAATTAGCTGCATTAAATTCAAATACAGCTACAAGACATATATTACAAGCAAGTTTATATATGACAAGAAGTTTAGCTGAATGCTTATCTATTAGAATGGCCGATATATTAGAGTATGCTGATTTTAAAGATGAGTTTGCAATGCAAATCGGTAAATATAATCTTCAAATTATTGATGATATAAAAACATTGTATTTATATGATTTTGGAATATTTATTGAAATGTCTCCAGATGAAGAGGAAAAAGCTATGTTAGAGCAAAACATTCAAATGGCTTTATCTCAACAAAATATAAGTTTAGAAGATGCGATTGATATTAGAGAGATCCATAATTTAAAAATGGCTAATCAGTTATTAAAATTAAAACGTAAACAAAAAGAAGAAAGAGAGCAGCAAATGCAAATGCAACAGCAAGAGATGCAAGCACAACAGCAAATGCAAGCTCAAGAAGCTGCGGCTCAACAGCAAATGCAAATAGCTCAAGCTCAGTCAGCTGCTAAAATGGAAACAATGACCGCTGAAGGTCAGATGGCAATGCAAAAAATGCAAATGGAAGTTCAATTAAAAACTAAGCTAATGGAGGTTGAGTTTAATTACCAAATGCAGTTAAAAGGGGTTGAACAATCTCAAATTGACTCAAGAGAAGAAAACAGAGAGAAAGAAAAAAACAATAGATTAAACAAGCAATCTTCTAATCAATCGAAAATGATTGAACAAAGAAAACGTAATCTACCTTCTATTAATTTTGAATCTAATGAAGACAGTTTAGATGGATTTGATTTTGCTGAATTTAATCCAAGATAAAGGCTTAAAAATATAATTAAATTAGTATTAACTTTGTTAAAAATAAAATCAAATGGAATTTAAAGTAAGAGAAGTAACAAAAGAGGAAAAGTCTCGCGTTGAAGTAGAAAATGATTTACTAAAAGCGCATGAAGAAAAATATCAAGACTCATCTGAAAAAGAACCTTCAATAGATAAAGTTAATTTATCTGAAGACGCTAAAACAGAAGAGCCTAAAGAAAATAATAAGCCTGTTGAAGAACAGGAAGTTGAAACACCCTTGGTTGAATTAAATGACCAAGACGTTCTTTCATATATAAAAAATAGATACGACAAGGATATTAATTCTGTTGATGAATTATTTGCGGAAAAAGAGGCAAATGTTGATTTACCAGAGGATGTATCAGCGTATTTTAAGTACAAACAGGAAACTGGACGTGGAATTGAAGATTTTTATAATTTACAAAAAAACTTTGAGGAAATGGAAGACGATGTTGTACTGGCTAATTATTATTCGTCAACTGAAGAAGGTTTAGACGAAATAGACATTCAAGATATTATTGAGGACAAGTTTAGTTTCGATGAGGACTTAGACGAACCAAGAGAAATCAAGAAAGTAAAATTAGCTAAAAAACGTGAACTTGCGAAAGCAAAAAGATTTTTGAATGAACAAAAAGATAAATACAACATTCCTCTTGAGTCAAGTGGGGGTGGATTATCGGAAGAACAGGAAAAAAATCTTAACGCTTACAGAAGTTCATTAGAGGAATCTAAAAGTTTAGAGGAAGTAAACAGGAAGAAAGCTGATTTTTTTATAGACAAAACAAATGATGTGTTTAACAATAATTTCAAAGGTTTTGATTTTAACGTGTCTGATAATAATTTAACTTACAAACCTGGTACTGCGGAAGAATTAAAAAATGTTCAATCTAATGTTAATAATTTTATTGGCAAATATTTAGATGAAAGCGGATTAATTAAAGATGCAGTAGGTTATCATAAAGCTTTGTCGGTAGCGATGAATCCTGATAAGTTTGCTCAATATTTTTATGATCAAGGCGTAGCTAATGCTGTGGATAATGTTTCAAGAAAATCTAAAAACATAAACATGGATATGAGGCAACAATCTCAAACTGTTTCAAAAGATGGAATGAAAATACGCCCTGTGAGTAGTGATAGTAGAAATGAACATGGAAGAGGACTTAAAATTAGAAGTATTAAAAAAATGTAAACAATTAAAAAAAATTAAAAAATGGCAGTAAATGTAACACCAGGATTTGATCTGCAGCCAAGTGCGCAGCAAACTCCTTTATCAACAAACTACATAAACAACTTTGATTTCTTGAATCAGTATCTTCCAGATACTTACGAAAAGGAATTTGAGCGTTATGGAAACAGATCAGTAGCATCATTTTTAAGAATGGTAGGAGCTGAAATGCCTTCTAATTCTGACCTTATCAAATGGGCGGAACAAGGAAGATTACACACTAAATATCAAGGATGTACTTCTGCTTCGGCAGCAGGCGCAGTAGATGGTGTTTGGACTATCCCAGGAGTAGGCGCAGCACCAGGAGCTGGAGCTAACAACCCTGCTAACTTTAACCCACAGTTAAATGCTAATTCAGGTATTTTAGCTACGCTTAGAGTTGGACAAACTGTAATGATTTCAGACAATACGGCTGGATCTACATTACAAAATAAAGCAATTATCAAAGTAGCTCCAACTTCAGCAGCTCCAGGAACTTTTACTGTAGCTTATTATGAAGCTGGTGGTCAAGCAATGGGAGCAGTATCATGTGATATTTTTATCTATGGTTCTGAATTTGCAAAAGGTACTAACGGAATGGTTGGATCTAATGAGTCTGATGACTTTATTTTTGACAACAAGCCAATCATAATCAAAGACAAATATTCTGTTTCTGGTTCTGACATGGCTCAAATCGGTTGGATTGAAGTTACATCTGAAAATGGTGCAAGCGGATACTTATGGTATTTAAAATCTGAACACGATACAAGATTACGTTTTGAAGATTATTTAGAAACAGCAATGGTGGAAGCAGTTCCAGCAGACGCAGCTTCTGGTGCAGCAGATTTCTTACAAGGTGTAGGAGTAGGTGCAGGTGCAGCTAATCTTTCAGGATCTGATGGTATTTTCTATAGTGTATCAACAAGAGGTAATATTTTCGGTGGTGGAAACCCAGTTGCATTAGCTCAGTTCGATCAAGTAATCCAACGTCTTGACAAGCAAGGATCTATTGAAGAAAATGTAATCTTTGTAAACAGACAATTCTCATTTGATATTGACGATATGTTGGCAGCACAAAACTCTTATGGAGCAGGTGGCACTTCTTATGGTTTATTTGACAATGATAAAGACATGGCTTTAAACTTAGGTTTCACAGGATTCCGTAGAGGTTATGATTTTTACAAGTCTGACTGGAAATACTTAAACGATCCTACAATGAGAGGTGGCGTAAATGCAGGAGCAATCAATGGACTATTAGTTCCAGCTGGTTCAACAACTGTATACGATCAAATCTTAGGAAAGAATGCTAAACGTCCTTTCTTACACGTTCGTTATAGAGCTTCTGAAACTGAAGACAGACGTTACAAAACTTGGATTACTGGTTCTGCTGGTGGTGCAAAAACTTCTGATTTAGATGCGATGGAAGTAAACTTCTTGAGTGAGAGAGCTGTATGTACTTTAGGTGCAAACAACTTCTTCTTATTCCAAGATGCATAGTAAATAGTAGTAATATTTACCCTCGTTATATTAACGAGGGTAATTATTATTTTTTTAAATCAAATTAAATTATATTATAATGACAAAACAAAAAGAAAAGTACGAAAACAAAGCCTATAGACTTACAGGCGACCAGTATCCACTTTCATATATGCTGGCTTCAAGACACTCAAGTAGATCTCCTTTATTACATTTTGATGACGAACAAGGTATTAACAGGCCTCTTCGTTACGCAAGAAATCAAAGAAGTCCTTTTGAGGACGAACAAGATGGTAATGCAATTTTA